CAAAGCCCTCCGTTCTTCTCATGTTTTGCTCCATAGAGGGTTGTCTGCATCTCAACCTGGTTACTGAGTATCTTTTTGAGCGTACCATCCATCTCATCAAGCTTCTCAAGAACTTCCTCAGACACTGAACATCCCCTCCTTCTTTTTGAACTCTTCGTCATCAATAAACCTCATTATGCCAAGCCGCGGCATCCATATCTCAAGAATTCGCATCTGCTCATCCTTGCTTCGTAAGGTCCCATCTGGTCTTTTGAATGCGCATTTATACCCATCAAGGTGATTTGCCTTGTCATGGGTTGCGAAGTCAATGCAACGTTGAGGTCTATCGTCATAAATTGTGCATTTCTTGTCTTTTCCAAGCCACACACAAATGTGAGTCCCTTTATGGACATAATTGCCGCGTTCATCTCTCTCGTATGGAACATTTGGTTTATGAGAGTTGAAGAACTCCTGAGAAACACTGACCCCTCGGCAACATCTCCCACAATTTTCAAGACATTCAAACCTCACAAAACCAGCCCCTGGATTTCTTTGCAGTGTCCAGAATCAACCTCAAGTCTCTTGCAAGTCTCAGGACGGTTCTCATAGTCCTTGCATTTTCCAGTTTTCTCATCAAAAAGAATACATGGAATTTTGATATACGCCATGCCATTCTTTATTTGAGCACCTCTGAGTTTGTAGAATCTGTCAAGGTCTGGAGAGTTAGAAGGCCGTGCCAGAAAGACACAGCATTTTCCTCCGCATTCTTCACAGCCCACTTATTACACCGTCACATATTCTACCATTGCACCAACGTTAGCAGCACCAGCCGTTGTTACTGTAATCGCCGTGTTTTCGCTTCCCTGCCTTCCTGAGATAGAGAAGTCAATGACAACTGGAACCCCAGCAGCACAATAATACACGCCGAATCCATCGCTGAGTGTCAAAGTTTCTGCCGTGTCGCACGTCAAGGTCATTTTATAGACTTTATTGAAAACTCCCTTTCCAGCAGCAGCGAGCAATGATAGTCCTCCACCAGCAGCTCCGCTTGCCATGGCAAAGCTTGTCACTCCCTTTGTGTTGGTTCCGTCAGTAAGTTGCACGATTCCTGTTCTCTGTGGGTCGTCCATTGTCGGCATTGTATTTGTTCCGTCAGTAACCTGAACATACCCTGCACGGCCAACAGCGTCCATTGTCGGCAGGTAATTGGTGCCATCGGTGATTTTGGTACCTTCCACAGACCCTCCAATGCCTGCTGTTCTTAGATTGGCAGGGATAACAAGTTCTGCTGATTTTGCATCCGAATCAACATCCCTGAATTGAAGCGGAAGCCATGTCGTAGTGTCACTATCATATAGACAAATGGCTGATTTGGTATTGAGACCATCGCCAGTTATGGCACTTGAATCAATATCAGAAACGTTGGCACTCTTTGAGCCATCAGTAATCTGTTGATAACCTCTTCTTGCGGCGGCATCCATAGTAACAAGATAATTTGTACCATCTGTAACTTTTGTACCTTCGATAGAACCTCCTGAAGCGGCTGTTCTGCAAGAAACACCTGGATTATATTCTGGTCCTGCCATAGTATCCAAGTTAAATGCTGGAAGTTTGTAATAATTTGAACCGTCTGAATACCAACCAAAACTGAGAGTACCAAGACCATATTCAACTCCAACAGCAACAGATGAACTACTAATATCGGCTTCCCAGATAGGATATGAGACACTTCCAGTATCTCCATAAAGCAGAGAAGCAGTGGTAAGTCCTTTATCTCCTCTGATGTTTGTTCCTGATTGAATAGTATTTACATCTGCCGTATTTGTTCCATCCCAAACTTTTATCACACCTGTTCCATCATCTGCAAGTGTGACTCTTTGTGTTCCTGCTGAAACAGAACCATTGTTGACATCTGTTGCTGTTCCAGCTACTTCCTCAAGATTAACATCAGAAGTTCCTGAAGATGACCCGGTTGTGAGAGCCTTTGTCGTATAATTTGCAGTGTCTGAAGTTGCAGTAGTATCCTTTTTGTACCTGATACGCCCAGTGTTGTGGTCAATGGCATATTCTCCATCGTTCATTGCAGCCAGCTGGGTTGCATCGTCCTGGTCAAAATTGTAATCAACAAGTGTTGTGAGGACAGTACCAGTCACCCATGCAAAACTTGTATCATTAACATCTCCGATTCTTGTTCCGCTTGAATCCAAAACAGGGGTCTGGGCTGTGCTTGTTACGCCTGTCGTTCCCGCTGCTCCTGCCGCCAATGAGATTGATTCACCAGTGATGGCAGATTTAGTTGAACCAGCATTCACATCCATGACACGCTGTGCCCATTCATTATTGTTGGGACCGTCGTCGCTCCCAGCTCCCGTATAACTTCCAAATTCTTTATCATTCAATGATGCCATGAACACACCTCGTAAACATGATGGTGGGACAGATGCCCCACCGTTTTGGTTCGCTTAAGATAAAAAATAAAAACTTAGAGATTCCTGCAGAAGATGGTGATTCTCCCGGTGTTGTTTGTGGCGTCTGTAAATGTCAGAAGTACAGACCCGTCAGCAGCACCAGAACCATCAGTGTTCACCTGAACCTGAGGACATTCTGCATTTGCTTCGTCATTCTCTGCCGGAGCCGAGTAAACCAGGTCAGTACCAGTCACAATCGTTCCGTTGGCGTCTCCACCAGCAGCCCAAGAGTAAATCTGATAAACCATGTCTCCACAGACACCGCTCTTTATCAATGTTGAACTAAATGCCATTACTTATCACCTTTCTTCTTCTCAACCTTGGGCTTCTCCTTCTCCACCTTCTTTGGAGCAGGAGCCGCTTTAGTTGCTTTCCCAGGGTACTCATCGGAGTCAATGACTTCGTGACCCTTTCTTCGGAAGAAGCTCTCATCTGGAGGGCTAATCTGAACATACTCTGTTTCCTTGAAATCAAAGTGAAGCCCAGTAGCGTCAGACTTGACTACTTCCTTTTCCAGCCTTTTTGCCCATTTCATCTCGAAACACCTCGCGAAAATAAAAAAGAAAAAAGGATTACTTCAAGTCACGGAGTGAACCCTGTGCTGCAAGGAATCTGCAGTAAAGTTCACCAACGGTGCTGAAGTTACCCTTGATTGCGAAGGCTGCATTCTTGATGTAGTCATTGGACTCGATGTTGGTCGGAGGTCTGAGCAGTCTGAAACCAAGCCTTGGTGTTGGTGCTCCCTCTGGATTTGTTGAATCGAGGAAGTAAACACGGCTGATGGTGTCCTTGACTGTTCTGGCGTTCGGGAACACTGGCACACCGTCGAATGACAGAACAGATGTCTGTGCTTCTCCTGGTCTGCTTGGTGAAACTCCGTGAACACCGACGTTTACGATTTTCTCGACGAATCTCTGCTGTGTCTGCAAGAGGTCAACGAGTTTCTCGTAGGTATCCCATCCGGTTATGATGCTGTTGGTGTGTCCACCTGCTTCCCTGGTGTCATAAAGAACCCCCCTCATCAAGCTGAGTGTCAAGTTCCTGTCAGTACCAGAGTTGTGGCCAACCACAGCGTCTGCCCATGCATTTGCGGATCTGTCGATACCGTAGATATCTTCGTCACCCGCAGTCCATCCGACTGCTGCTGCGTAAGCTGCATTTGCAGTTACACGGTCAATTGACTCGAAGTTGTTCGCTGCGAGTGTGTCACCATCTGTGTTAAGTGATGCTTCAACACCTTCAACATGGTAAGACTGGTAAAGTCTCCTGATGTCATCAATTGACTGCTGGTCATCCTTGCCTTCTCTCATTGAAAGAATCTCTGAGAACTGGTAAGTGATCTGCTGTGTCTTGTCAGCAACAGTTACGGTTGTCCTTGTGTCGTCGGAAGCTGCTGCAAGTGCACCACCTTCTGCTGTACCTCCCTGAAGTGCAGCTGGACGAGCAGTTGTTGCCCTGTAACCTTTCTGGACGCTTGTGAACTTTGGCAGAATACCAAACACATTGGTTTCCTGGTTCAGCTGCACAAATGCCTGTGGACCGAATGTCGTAGTGAAGATACCAGTTGTTGCTGTGGTGAGGGCTTTCTTAAGCTCTTCCTCACCTGGGCCAACGAGCTGGCTTCCCACGTAGAAATGATTCAGCATCTCATCGATTGTTTTAAATTCTCTACTCATGTGTTTTCACCTCAGTTTGAGAAGTACGCTTTGACCGACTCCATGTCGTTCCAGTTGGGCGCGGACTTCTTAACTTCTTTTTTGCCCTCAATGTTTCCTGTGTCAAGATCAGAATTGACTACCTTTGGTGTCCTTGCTTTGACTACTGGGGCGGATTTCTTGACTGCTTTTGCCTGCTCCACGACCTCAGCCTCTACTTCAGGCTCTGGTTCTGGCGGAACTGGTGCGAGCATTTCAATCAGCTTCCCAAGCATGGACTCAATCCTTGCCATGGACTCCTTCATGTCGCTCATCTCACCCTCTTTGTCAACATCCTCCACTGGGACTCTCTCCTCAGTGGTTTTCTTTGTGTCAACATCAACAGGTGGCGCATCTGGAGGCTTTGCAGGATTCTCAACCTTTGGATTCAAGGCCGCTTCCTCTCCTTCGAGTTTCTCTTTTTTGGTTTCTTCCATCTTATCACCTTCTACTTCTTCATTTTTCTCATTCTTTTTAATGCTATTATCCTCGCTCTTCTCAATCCCAAGCTTTTCCTTGAGCTGAAGAACGCATCTTTCAAACTTCTCACCCTCGGAAGTCCCAAGCTGAGCAGCACAAATAGCCCAAGGGTTGTTCTGTTTGCAAGCATCAACAGTATCAATGACTTTTTTCATCTCATCTGATTTGGCAAAGTTATTGACAGAAACAATTGTAGCTGCAGGTAGAGCTGGCTCCTTGACAAGGGAAATCTCCCAAATCTTTGCCTTTCTGAGAACTCCTTTCTCATCTCGCTCTGCTTCACCACCAATGCTCATGCCCTTGATGGTCTCGTTCTTGAGCGCCATCCAGGTGTCGTCTTCTGTCTTTGTGTCCTTGAAGATTTCCCCGCTGATATAAACTCCGTCAGTCCCATCGGGTCTCTTCTTAACCGTCGCACTGAGGACGCGCCCGACTGTCTTGTTCGTATGCTCAAGATTAATGGGCGGGTTTCTGCTCAGGAAATCCGGCAGGTACTTTCCGACGAAATCAATATCCACAACCTCTCCCTCAAGGTCACGGATATTCGCAGTAGCCCATGCCTCGAAGAATCGCCTGTCGTTATTTATCACGTCGAGATTCTTGTACTTCTTGACTTCTTTTTCTTCTTCCATCTGGATCATCTCCTCAATTTAAGCTGCTTCCAGCTTGTCGGGCCGGCATTCCTCATGAAAGGCCCAATCTCCTGGTCTGGCCTGTTGCGCACGAGGTCGATTGCCTTCCTCATGAACTGGGAAGGGGCTGTTCCCTCGCGCTCTATCTTCTGAACAACCGAGGTTGCTATGGCAAATGCCTGATTCTTGTTGCGGATGCCAAGCTTCCTTCGGACCCATGCGAGTATAGGCCCAAATGGAGCTGTATGCGGCATCGTCCCAAACTCGACATCACTAGCGTATGGCGCAGCGTAAACGATGGTTCTTTTACCAGGAGACCGTTCGACGTTACCTGACCTGATAAGGAAACCAGTATCCACCTTGTCAAAATCGACCAGATTTTCTTGCGACCTAGAGAATAAGGAATCGGCAACGGCATCAAGTGCTTTCTCTGAGAGTTGTGCTTTTCCTTGCCTTGTCAGAGTAAGCTCAAGCTGCGCCATGTTTCCATAACAGACTTGGCCTTTTTAATGCTATTATCTTTTGCGGATGAAGATATGCCTGCAATTAAAATGCGGAGAAAATGGAGAGCCTGGTGAATAAAACTCGGGGTCAGCCTCCTGTTTGACTATCTGCTTGAGGCGTTTCATCGAAACTCCTCCACGTGTACGCCTTCGGATGTTCTTGCAAATCTGAGTGGTGCGGTTATCATTCGGCCCAATCCATTTGAAGGCAGCATCGTCAGGGTCGATAATCTTGCTATAGCTGGTTTCACGAGCCAAGGTCTGCACCCTCTGGGATTCTGTTCTGGCAATCCTCTCTGCCCGGGAATCCGTGACCTTGACAACCTCCTTGAGCTTGCTTGATATCTCATTCAAAGATTTCCCCCTCATAAGCCCCTGCTCGACTATCTCCTGTGCCTTTTTTGAAGCAAGGGAATTGATTCTCTTGAGCGCAGTATCAAGCTTGCGATTTCTCATCACAGTCTCAATCAAGTTCTCATCCACCTTGCCAAAGCCAATGTCCACCCCCAAATCATTGGAAACAATCTCGATTTGACGATTGTAAACTTGCTTGAGCTGCTTTCGGAGTTTGGATTTCAGGCGCTGGGAAGAAAGTGCAGAAATTCGACTTGAAAGCTCAAGAAGCTTCTTGCGACTCATCCTCTTGGGAATCATCGAGTCTATTTGGGCAGACAGGTCATCAGCAATTTCCTTCTCCGAGACTATTGACATCACCTTTTCTTCTTGGCAACTTTCCTCTTCTTAAGAGACTTGAGGGTATCAGGGTCTCCGTCAAGCTTTTGGGGTTGGTTGATGGATAAGTCGAGGGGTGACGTTTCCTCGAATCCGATACCCTCAAGCTCCTGCTCCGCTTCAAGAGATTCGTCATATTCAAATGCAAAATCTCCATTCGGCTGCAGTATAGGACGATATCCAAGGGACTTGAACAGCTGGGCATTCTGAAGCTTCTGTTGCTCAATCATGAGGTCGTTCATCTCATCCCTGTCTTCTGATGGAACAAGTGCGATAGTCCAGGAATCAATCCCAAGCTCGTTAACGAACTGCTTCAGTATCCAGTTGTGCCCCTCCTGGGACTGTTCGATAGAACGGTTTGTTACGACGATTTGCAGTCTCTCGTTATTGAGTCCGCCAGAAGCTGAAGTATCCCCAAGGAAGAGCGGGGCAACTCCGAAGAATGAACCGATTGCCTTTCTGAACTCGTCCCTGTGCTGGGTGAATTCAAGTTCGTTGAGGCTGCGCATGAAATCGATGTATTCTGCAAACTTGCCCTTGCTGTCATCCCCAGCAGGAATTGTCATTGGGAAAATCATCTGAGGATTGGAAGTTGCCTTCTCCACCATGGTTTTCCACGAGGCATAAACCGATTCCTTGTTCTGGGTCTTGATGAAGAGTGCGCCCTTTGGCGGTTTCTTCTCTGAGAACATCCTCATCAGGTAATCATCCTCCTGAATGAGGGTGTTGATTTTCTTGAATAGAGTGAGCGCCGGAGGAATACCATACCCAATGGTCGGGGTGAACTTGGTGCGATGGATGACTTCCCCCTCGATAAAGTATGTGAGTGGCTTGGCCTCCATGGCCGCGGTGAATGAGACCTGAGCAT